AATACGGAAACCACACTATATATGGCTGGTTCTCTGCGTTCCTGGATTCATTACTGCGACCTTCGTAGGGCGAATGGTACTCAAAAAGAGCATATGATTGTAGCTGATCAGTGCTGGGATATTATTAAGGCGCATTTCCCTGATATTGTAGAGGCTGTTGATGGCGAATAAGGTTATGAAGCGTACACCTCATACTATGCGTGACCTGTATGTGATATTGCTCGAGGACTTTAATAAGAAGCCAAAGGAAAAGTTTGACGGGATATATTTGGTGTATCCTAACGTAAAGATCTCACTCAGCTCAGTTGATGACGAGTGGTTTATCTTTAAAAACAAAGAACGGTTCTCGGTAGATACCAAAGAACTAAAACAAAACATTGATAAGTATTTGAAGAGGTAGATATGTTAAGTAAATTTATGAAGTCACGTGCTGCTATTGGCACAGGTTTAACGATTGGTCTGTTTGGTCTAGTTACTGGTATCGTATTGTTCGATCCTGTTCAGCTAGTTGTGAGTGTTGCCCTAATCGGTACTGAAATTGATCAATGGATGAATAGGAAGGATGACTAATGCCAATTAAATTTAAAGAAAGTTCAAGAAAGAAAGATGGGCGTATGCAGCACCATTATATGCACGCTACGCCAGTCGAAGAGTTAAAAGAGGCGCTAGAAAAAGATAATACGCCAAACAAACTGAAGCAAAAGATACGCAACTATTTGATTTCTAAGGAAAAGGCTGTAAAATGAAGAAGATGAAGAATGTTTCTCCAAGCGGTGAGATGCCAGAGTGGGTTGAAGAAAACACTGAAAAAGTATTGACTGACGAGATGATCATTTCTAAACTTCGGACTATGGCTCATTGGACTACAGAACAGCCATGGACAGCTATAGCTGATCGTTTCGAACAATTAGCGAAGGAACAAAAATGAGTATGACTTCTAACGGTACATATGCTGACGCAAAAGGCGGTACTGAGATGATGGCTGAGAAGATACAGTCAGCGTTGGTAGAAAGTGGGTTACAGGATAAAATCAATATCATTCATTCTAGGGTGCGTGATATTGACCCTGATAAGAAGAACTTGTATATTGTACATGATACATGGAATGACCCTGAGTCGCAACACCTAAAAGACCCAGAACAAAGAAAGCGGTTTGATAAGATTATCTTTGTGAGCAATCAGCAGTTTCAGACGTTTAGATATGGTCTTGGCGTTCCGTATAGCGAATCTCTAATTATGAAGAATTCCATTGTACCGATAGAATTGCCTCCATGCGGAAAGCCAACTGGTATGATTAATCTAATCTACCACACAACACCGCATCGTGGTCTTGAGTTACTTGTCCCTGCCTTTGAACATTTGGCTGACTCTTATGATAACATCCATTTAGATGTATATTCATCATTTGATATATATGGTTGGGGTGAACGTGATGTCCCATATCAACCACTATTCGATAGGATAAAAGCCCACCCTCAAATGACATATCATGGATATCAACCCAATGATATTGTTCGCGATGCGCTAAAGCGAGCGCATATATTCGCATATCCGAATATTTGGCCAGAAACTTCTTGTATAGCAGCACTAGAGGCTATGAGTGCTGGCTGTGACGTAGTTTGCCCTAACTTTGAAGCATTGCACGAAACAACTTGTGGATTTGCTACAGAATATCAATTTGATGAAGACCTGCAAAGGCATTTGAACACATTCGCTATCAATTTAGAGTATAGCATAAATAATATTAACAGCGAGTTCACTCAATCTAAATTACTTGCAGCTAAGAGCGTAATTGATGCTCAGTATGACTGGAATAGTGTCCGCAAGCGACAATGGATAAGTTTATTTAAATCATTTGAATAAAATGCTTTACTTTTATGTTGTAATCGGGTATACTAGCTGTATATTCAAATAAGTGAGACTTTTACTATGGCTAAAGAACCAGAGAAGTATGTACGGAAGAAAGTGCGTAAGGCACGGAAACCTATGTCACCCGAGCAAAAGGCTGCAGCATCTGAGCGCCTTCGTATCGCTCGAGAAAAGCGGTTGAAAGAAAACCCACCCCAATATAAGAACATTCACCCTGACGTTCTCGCACTTGACGATGAACATCCTCTGCGTATGGAAAGAGTTAAGGCGTGGATTAAGACTCAACGTGAGATTGCTGCTGAGGAACGTAAGCAAGAGCGTGCCGGAGTTAAGGGTGCTACTATTAAGCGCATTCGTGCTGAAAACTATGCTCGAATGATGCAATCGTACCTTGAGAGTAGCACTTGGACTGATATGTTCTATGGTGAGTACGGTGAGCATCGAATGAACCGCATCTGTACTACTATGGCATATGATGCTAATGGTGAACCCAAGCGAACCTATGGGACGTTCTATATGGATCTGGGTTACATTTATGGATACCCTGAGGAAAAGGGTGGTAAACCAACCGATTGGACTCCTCCTGAAGAGCGTGAGGTTAAGACTCAATCTAACGACTTGGAGAACTTCTTTGGGTGATATAGTAGATATCCGCGACCGATTGCTTAAGAAACGAGTTGAAGAAGCAGGTGGGCAGGATTATGTAGAGGGAATGCAAGCTGAGCATGATGCAGAGTTAGAGGCTGTTGAGGAAGAGGTTCGAGGCTATTGTGACAAAATTATGGATGATTTCTTAGATTTTGGTGTAGCTGACGAAAGCGTTGAGTTCTCGACTGACTTTATATTCATGACTGAAGCGTTACGTTCCCTCATCATGAGAGCGAGAGGGTTTACTCACTTCGTACAAGGCGTCGCTGATACCCTCATAGAAGTTGAGTATGATGAAGAAACTGACATGATCAACGGTAAGTGGAACATTGATGGTCTTTTGGGTAACGACCCTGTCATCGAGAACTTACCACCAGAAGCATTCATTGATGCTGACGAGTTGGCTAAGGCTCTGATTGAAGATGAAGACCCAGAAAGTTGACTTTTTGATAAAGATATGCTATACTAGTATATCAATTAATTATGAGTAAATAGAAATGATTTTACTAGATCTTAATCAGGTGATGATTGCTAATATGATGAAGCAACTTGCCATGAGTAATGAGCAGTTTAGTGAGGATTTGGCTAGACATATGGTACTCAATAGTATCAGAAGTTACAAGACCAAGTTCGGTGCTAAGTATGGTGAGATGGTTATATGCTGCGATGACCGTGACTATTGGCGCAAGGGTGTATTCCCATATTATAAAGCGCATCGTAAGCAGGATCGCGAGAAGTCTACCATTGATTGGAGCATGGTATTCAACTCCCTGAATAAGATACGTGAGGAGCTGAAAGAGTTCTTCCCATATCGAGTGATTCAGGTTGAGCATGCGGAAGCCGATGACGTTATCGGTGTATTGACTCAGCGATTCGGTGTGTGGTTGAATAATGATTCATCTGAGCGTATCCTAATCCTATCAGGCGATAAAGACTTTGGTCAGTTACAGAAATACACTAATGTCGACCAGTTCAGTCCTATCACTAAGAAGAACATTACCATCAAAGATCCGAGGCGTTTCCTTCGTGAGCATATTATGCGTGGCGATCGAGGTGATGGTATTCCTAACTTCCTATCGCCTGATGGTTGTATTGTAGCTAACGAACGTCAAAAGCCATTACAAACTAAGAAGCTCGACATATGGATTGACCAAGAGCCTGAACAGTTCTGTAATGAGATGATGCTACGCAACTATCGTAGGAATGAGATACTAGTTGACCTCGATATGGTTCCCGATAATATAGTCAATCAGATTAATGATGAGTTTGACTCGTATGAAGTGCCAGAGAAGCGTGGTCTGTTGAATTACTTTATTAAGAATAAACTTAAGAACCTTGTTGAATATATCGGGGATTTTTAATGAAGCGATCGCACTTCAAGGGCAAGTTCACGCCCAAGAACCCAGACAAGTACTCTGGCAATGTGAAGCAGATCATTTATCGTAGCAGTTGGGAAAGGCTGTTTATGGTTTACTGTGACAAGAAAGAAAGTATTCTACAGTGGTCAAGTGAAGAGATTAAAATTCCATACAGGTTTGAAGAGAAAATTAGAACATACTATCCAGACTTCTGGGTTGATATGATTGATAAAGACGGAAACCGAGTACAAAAGATTATTGAAATCAAACCAAATTGCCAGCGATCTATGAAGGTTAATAAAGCAAAATGGACTGCAGCTATAATACATGCAAAGAATAATCAAATGGAATTTCTGGTCATGACTGAGAAGGAGTTGTTCTAATGAGAGTATTCAACCGAGTCAAGGGTAAACTCTTTCGCAAACTTGTGAATCTAGCTGATCGAATTGATGTTTGGTTTAGAGATAGATTCAATGTGAATATGAAACAAAAGGCTCTTGAGTTGTCTCAAGATAACATACCAATAAGTCGGTTAGACAAAACTATTGGTGTTCATTTAGGAACAGTTGAGGGTACGAATGATGGCTAAGACGTATATTCATGTGAATCAGCATAAGATCCGTGCTAATTTAAAGCATGGAACGGATGAACCTGTTATCACAGTCAAGTCTGGCAGAACGAATAAATACTGTCATGACGTGGAGATACTTGGTCCAAGTGTGGTAAGGTACTCTGAAACTGACAAGCCAATCCTAGCGTGTGGCGCAAGGGTGGTGATTGAAACTGAAGCTGATGTGATAACGCATCTACGTGAGGAAACAAATGCGACATAATACTTTTCATGAAATATTTAAGCAAATTGATGAAGCACCTATTAAGAAAGACAAGATAGCGATTTTACACAATTACAGTAGTGCTGCCTTAAAACAAATTTTGGGGTACACATACGACCCAAACGTCAAATGGTTATTGCCTAAATCAGACCCCCCATATACTCCGCTGCCTGAGCATGCCGATCAAGAAGCTAGATTAGTATCAGAGCTGAGGAAGTTGTATCTGTTTGTTGATGGACCAACAGATACTCAGAAGAACCTTAAACAATTAAGACGTGAGCAATTGTTTATTGAAATGTTAGAAGTTGTTGACCCTAACGATGCTAAAGTTCTGCTTATGATGAAGAATGGTAAATTGTTATATAAAGGATTGACTCGTAATCTAGTAGCAGAAGCATTTCCCAATATGGCTAAAGGCTGGACCATTAATGAGCAAGAAAATAAAGAAGCGGTTTAAGCAGTATACTGAAGACGATATCCGTAAGAAGCGCCTCAAAACTGAGGCACGGCATAATGTGAAGGCGAAGATTGATCACGCCACTGTTAATGAAGAATGGGATGACCTATATGAGGAAAGTAAAGAAAGCACTCATAATCGGTAATGGTCCAA